AAGGTTAGTGCCAGGGTCGTTAGCCTGGGTAACCTCTCCCTCGCTCTCGTCGTCCTCGTCGTCGTCAAGGAACACGACGAGCGGGGGACCCTGCTGCTCCTCAGCCTTGGCCTTGTCGTAACCCTCCTGGCCAGGCAGGACGGTACGGAATCGCCCACCGGGGTTGCTCCCCGCGAGTCGAGCCTTGCCACCGAGACCGAAGTCCTCAGCGACCTCCTTGTCAGAAAGGTCACTCAGGTCGTTATTAGCCTTCAGCTGGTCTTCAAGCTGCTTCTCGACACCCTCCTGGGCATCGTAAGGAGTCTTGTCACCATTGGCGTCGTTCTGGTAGATCGGGTCCGTACCAACGTACACGCCCTCATCGGTCTCGCTCCCGAGGGGATTCGGATTGACAGTGTACGTCTGAACTGCGAAGTCCGAAACGTAACCCTCATCAAGCCGAGCCTCAAGATCAAGCTGAGTGCGCGGAGGAACAAGGTACGGTCCCTCGTCCTTGGGAGTCAGATCCCTGGTCTCAAGGTCAGCCATGTCACAGCACCTTCATCGTGTAGGTGTACTCAAGGTACGGGAACACCGGGAAGGCCTTGACGCCAGTACCGCGGACGTGCATCCACGGGTCCCGCGTCTCGTCTTCCCACTCGTAGAACCCGCTGGTCCAGTTACCCTCGGGGTGAGGGCTGGTCAGGGTCTTAGCGAACCCGATCTCAGTGTCGTCAATCTCGCCCAGGTCCGCCTCGTCCGGCAGGAAGTAAACCGTGTCGTCTGCGGTGAACCTGTTATTGGTGAAGGTCGAGGAACCGAGCGGACGAGTCCGGTAGAACCCGTCGTAAATCGTGAAGTTGACTCCGGTCGCCTGCGACACAACGGCGAGCGCACCCTGCGGGGTGTAGCCATTGAGGGACAGGTAGTTCGGGTCAAGGGTCACGTTCGGCGTACCACCGACAACCGGCATACCGACTGCCGCGAGGAAGCGCGAAGACTTCCACATGTTGTTGACGATTCGAGTGCTAATCAGCGCACGCTTCGGAGCGACACCATACGTGTTCAGCATGGTCTGCTGAACCGCCAGAATGTCACCGATCGGGTCGCTCGCCGTCAGACCCCACAGACCACCAGCCGGTGCCTGCTGGGTCTGGCCAGCGGGACGACCGTAGTTAACGGTAAACTTGATCTTACCGTCATTGTAGGTGATCTGGTTGGTAGCCAGGCCCGTCATGATGAGCCACTCGATCCGGAGGTCGAGCTTGCGCCGACGAAGCGCGTCGTGACGAGCGACTCGACGGTTAAAGTCATCAACCGTCCGCTGAGGCGCATTAAAGTTGAGCTGGGACAGGACGCCCTGCGCGCTGTTAAGGAGGAACAAGTCCTCCCGGTAGCGAGTGACGTCGCTGGCGCTGTAGCGGTCCTTGAGGGCCCAGTCGATGATGCTCGCACGGCCCTGGCCGTAGCTGAGCTCATCCTTCTGAGCAAGTTCCGCCTCAGCGTCCTCGGCGCGAGCCGGGGCGAGGCCCTCCTGCAGACCACCCTTGATGTACTCGAAGATCACATCGTCAGATGCAACATCGAGAAAGGGGGCCAACTGAAGGCCGATGAGGTTGTTGGCGACAGGAAGGTCTCGAATCGCACCAAGAGAATCTTCCTTACGGACAAGACGGTCAAGAGCGGGCATGAGTTGATCGTCCTCTCAGGCGAACTTCACGCCGAGGAGCTTGCCGTTCCAAACGACATCCCCTGCGGTAGTGTTGGACAGAACTACGGCGTTGCCGCCTGCGTCAAGCTCAAAGCACCAGGCCTGGACCACGGTGCCCTGCTGCAAGACGCCAACCTCAACGTCGCGCTCAATGAGCTGCCACGGGAGGAAAGTGTCGTTAACTCCGACGATGTTAGCAGCAGTCTGCCGCCCATCGGTCACGCCAGCCTGGAACGGGCCGACCTTACCAGCGTCGCCGCCGGAGGTAATCTTGGCAAGAACGGTGCCCGGCTGAAGAATCTTCTGGTTCGGGTAACCGTCAATGGTTCGCGCAGGGAGAGTGGCAGCAGCCAGCATGTACGACTCAAACCGAGTATTGCGCGTAGAGCGCATGTACTCGTTTCGACCGAACGGAGTGGTAACGCCACCACCCTTGACGAAGGAAGGCATGTTGTCTCCTTGTTAGAGCTTGAAGGTGGGGTCGAGCGCGACGAGCTTCTTGTACGAACTCGTCTGCATGATCTGCTCGTTGGTCAGCCCCGACAAGCCGAGGCGATTGACCACACCCTTAAGGGTGTCGAGCTCCTTGTTGGCTGCCTCAACCTCTTGGGACTGCGGCCCGTCGTGGTTGGTCGTGCCACTTGCAAACGTACCGCCAAGCATCGGCAGACTGGGGGCGTCGTCGTAAGTCGCCTTCCAGGCTGAGTACTGCTCATCAGAGAGGGTGAGCGCGTAGTTGGTCAGCTTCTCGATCTGCGGTGCGCTGATCTTGTTGTCGACAGCAAGCTGCTCGACAAAATTCTTGCGGGCCGTGGTCATGGTCACGTTCTGGAACTCCATGAGTTCCGCGAGCTTCTGACCGGCCTCCTTGGCGCTCATCGTGTAGGACTTATCGCCAACGGTAAAGGTCACCGGGCTGTCGACTGCACGATTCTGAACGCCGTCCGGAGTGGGCGGGTTAGGAACAGCACCAGGGTTGCCAGACGACTCGCGCTCGTCCTGAACATTGCTAGCGGTGCCCTCTGTGGTCTGAGCGTCGGGGTCAACCTGCGGGGAAGCCGGGTTGACGTCTGACCCCGGACCCTTGGTCTGGCTCTGGTCGCTATTCTGCGGCACAGTGATCTCCTTCAGTCGATTTGCGATCCGCTGGCGCACAACGAGCGGATCAGGTGCCGCTCCTCGCCCTGCGTAGTTGAAGAATGACAGGTCCCACTTGTTCTGGGCAGCCTCTTCATCTTCCTTCTTGGTCTCTTCGCCGACTCGATCAGCGAGACCAGCCTCTACGGCCTCGGAGGCGTTATACCACGTCTCCTCCACCATGAGGTTACGCCAGAACTCGGTGCTCTGTCCGGCGCGGCTTGCGTAGATACCTGCAATCGTGTTGCTGAGCGTGTCAAGAATGTCTGCAGTCTTACGCATGTCAGCAGCGTTACCGAAGCTGAAGCCTGATCCGTCGTGAATCATCATCGTGGCAGCGCCAGTCATAATGACCTCGTCGCCAGCCTGTGCGATGAACGAAGCAGCGGAAGCCGCAAGTGCGTCAACAACAACCTTGACCTTGGCGGGGTGTGACTTGAGCGCGTTGTAAATCGCAACTCCGTCGAAGATATCCCCACCAGGGCTGTTGAGGTGAAGCTCAATGTTAGGAGTCGTGATGCCCGAAAGCATCTTGACAAAGTCATTTGATCCGGTCGAGTCACCAAACCACGACTCACCGATCTCATCGTAGATGTAGATCTTGGTGATATCATTATCCGACTGATTATCGTCAACATGGGCGTTCTCTACCCGGAACCAGCTACGGGAACTGGATCCTCGGCTTGCTTCCCTCATGTGAAAGCTTCCTGGCTTGGGCATGATGGATACCTTAAGGGTTGTGGGTCGATAGAATCAATCATGGTGTCGATCGGCTTCGTCAGCAATAGAATGGGGTTCAGTCGTTTCTTCCAGATTGGGAGTACCGTCCTGAATCTCTACTCTATACCAGCGAAGACACTCTCTGCACCGAAGCTGTATGTCACCCTTGGTTACAAGGATTTCGCCATAAATACGACGATTCTTGTAAACCTTAACGTGGACATAAATCTTTCCACGTTCATCAATGCCGTATACTCCTAGCAAAGGCTGTGTTCGACAGAAGCAACGAATCTCGTTGCGAGTTCGCTGCCTCATGCACTGATTCGATCCAGCTCAACAGCAACTACCTTCTGGAACATCGCCATAAATGACTCGGGTCCACTGAACTCATCCTGACCAAGCGCAATCACATCACGCAGCCAAGTGTCAAGGTGACCATAGAACTCGTTAGCAACTTCCTCGAAGTTTGCAACACCTTCAATTGCTAGAGCCTTGCTAAACCGACGCTTGTAACCGAGATTCACCTTAAGATCAGAAAGACGCTCTTCCCTGAAGGCATTTTCGATTTGGGGCTGAACACGAGCCTTAATGTCCGCAACTACGGAACGGACTGACGCCAAGTTTTCAGCGCTCGAGCCGGAGCTATCCGGTGAATTACCTGTGTCGCCTGTGTCTCCTGTGTCACCGGGAAGGGCGGGAGGCTCAGTTGTTTGACGAACCTGCTTCAACGTAAGACCAGCAAGCTTGCCCAACTCGTCAAGATCAGGCTTAGCCTTGTCGCCGGAGACAAGAGCCACAAGCAATTGCTTAATCAGATCAACGTCCGTGTTACCCATCTTGCGGAAAACAATCTTCGGACGGGGCGCGTTCGGACTGAAGTTGTAATTTGTAAACTTGCTGAGGATGTACTTGTTAATGTACTGAGCGCGGTCGTCGTTCATAGCGTTCAGCATCCAGAGGTAGACCTGCATGTGGCCTACTCCGAGGTTATAAGAACCAACATCAGCAGTACGAAGAAGCAGAATAGGAGTAAACAATCCCAGGCTAATCTCTTCGTCAAGACGGGTGAGATACCTCTCGAAATCCGCTCCACGCATCTGCGACTCAAGATACTCAATGTCGTAATCATACTCGAACGTACCCTCCTTCATCTGAGTACGATCGTTCGGAAGAACGACTACGCTTCGATTGCGGAGTTGCTGAAGTACGTTAAGAAGATACTCGTTGCCTCGTACCTTACGAGTCCCGCCACTAGGGACAGGCATGTCGACTTCTTCGTCGAAGGGTGCTCGACCAATGGGGGTCGGCTCGCCAAATCGCTCGAAGTATCTGTTGGCAAAGAGGTGAACAAGGATACTGAAGAACCAGCTGGTAAATGCAGGTCGAAGAAGCTTCTTTCCATAGTAATCACCGTTCTCCATCAACAGGGGATACCAGAAGCTGTTCTCCATTGGGATAGGCCAGCCGCGCTGCGGCTCGTAGTCGATTCCGTCATACA